CCGGTCGAGCTGCTACGCCCCGATGGGCGCATGATGGCCCGATACGAGCGCGGCCGGCGCGCCGACCTGCCAGCGGGCGGCATCGTCCACCTGGCCGAAGCCAGGGCGGCGATCAATGGCTGAGGGCAGGCTGCGGTTCCGCATCTACGTCGAGGGCGAGCTAGTTCGCGAGGACTGGCTAGTGACCGGCGACGCGGAGGGCACCGCAGCCAAAGCCCGCGAGCACGGCCACATATGCGACGAGGCCAAGGAGGCGGGCAAAGACTGGCTACTTGAGGTCTACGACCCCGACCGGCCCGAGGACGACCCCGACGCCTATCTCAAGATCGGCCCCGACTCGCTCGCCGTGATGGAGCCGATCGCCGTCGTCGTGCTCGGCGTCGCGCCGATCGACGGGCAAGGCCGAGGGCTCAACTGATGACCGCGCAGCCGGGGGGCGCCCGCTTCGCTCCCCGGCTGCGCCGCGCCGAGAGGCGCGTCTGCGGCTGTGGCCACGCCCGCCGCTATCACGAGCACTACCGGCCCGGCACCGAGTGCATCGTGTGCGTCTGCACCCGCTTCCGCTGGCGCTGGCGCTCGCCGTTGCGGCTGCTCGACTAGCGGGGCAGACTGGCCGCGTGGCCACATCCCGCCGAACACTCTCAGCCCGTGGCCGGGCGATGTACGGCAAGCCGGTTACCTCGAGCTGGCGCACGGCGAACTACGCCTACCCGCGCGGCGTCGGACCCGACCGGGGCAAGCGCCCGAGCTACCCCATCGACCCCCGGCACGTGCGCGCAGCTCTCGCGCGCTCGTCCCAGCGCAACACCGCGTCCAGCCGGGGCGCGATCGAGGCCAGGCTGCGCAAGCGCTACGGCTCAGTAGCGAACGCGCTCGCCGCAGCCAAGCGAGCCAGCCCCCGACGCGCGACGTCGACGGCCAGGCGCACGAGCACGAGCAAGCGCACGAGCACGCACAGAGGGGGCGGCACCAGACGGGCAGGGGCGCGTCGCTCGACCCCCCGGCGCTCTCGCTGATGCCCCTCAAGGCTCCGACCCCCTGCTCGTTTCCACGATGCCCCTCGCCGTCAACAGCGGGCGGTCGATGCGACGAGCACCCGCGCCCGCTCAGGTGGGCGAGCGGAGCACCGGGGCGCGCTATGCCGAAGGGGTGGGCAGCAACTAGAGCCCGCATCCTGCGGCGGGACGGGGGGCTGTGCGACTGCGGCGCGCCCGCCACTGAGGTGCATCACACGATCCCCGGCGTCGAGGCCGATTGGGCGCTACGGAGCAAGTGTGGTCCGTGCCACCGAGCGATCACCCAGCAGCAGGCAGCGGGGGCGCGCAGGCAACCACGCGAAACGGCCGCCAGATGACGCACAGAGCGGAGCGCAGACGCTCCCAGCGCGAGCGCGACTGTCTGCCAGCACGACACACTCGGCGGCGCAGCGTCCGTCTGAGCGTCGCGCAGACCAGGGGAGGGGCTCCCCCTGCCCCCCGTCGTGCTGAGCGGCTCGCACAGGGCACGCATCCGCGCGACGGTTTCGCGGGTTTCGGGGGTTGCCGCCATGACCGACGCTGAGCCCGGCCCCGCCGCCGCCGCCGTGGTGCTCCCGCACCGCTACGCCATGATGCCGGTCGGCGAGCTGCGGCCGCACCCGAGCAACCCGAACCGGGGCGACGTCGACGCGATCGCCGAGTCAATCGAGGGCATCGGGTTCTACGGCGTCGTGGTGGTGCACGAGTCGACCGGCCACATCCTGATCGGCGAGCACCGATGGACCGCCGCGCAGCAGGTCGGGCTCGGCGAGGTCCCCGCGATCGTGGTCGACTGCGACGACGACACCGCGCGGGCGATCATGGTCGGCGATAACGAGTATGCGAAGCTGGCGCGCTGGGACGTCGAGCGGCTCGTCGCCGTGCTGGAGCAGCAACGCGCGTCGCCGCTGGGCCTGGCCGCGACCGGGTTCGGCGAGGCCCGGTTCGCCGAGCTGGTCGCGCAGCTCCACCCCGCGCCGCCCGATCAGTTCCCCGGCTACGACGACGACCTGCCGACCCAGCACAAGTGCCCGCGCTGCGGCTACGAGTGGTCGGGGCAGTCGCGGCCAGGCCAGGGCGCCGCATGATCCGGCCGGCCTACGAGCTGCCGACGATGGCCAGCATCGCGAGCGGCGAGCGCAACGGCTACACGGTCGCGTCGACATTCAGCGGGACCGGGGGCAGCTCGGCGGGCTACCGGCTCGCCGGGTTCGACGTCGTGTGGGCGTCCGAGTTCGTCCCCGCGGCAGCCGCGAGCTATCGCGCGAACGCGAGCGCCGCGACCGTGCTCGACACGCGAGACATCCGCGACGTGAAGCCCGACGAGCTGCCCGACGTCGACCTGCTCGACGGCTCGCCGCCCTGCTCGGACTTCTCCACCCAAGGCAACCTGTCGGCGGGCTGGGGCGAGGTCAAGCCCTACTCGGGCACGAGCCAGCGCGTGGACGACCTGTTTTTCGAGTTCGCCAGGATCGCCGAGGGGCGACGCCCGAAGGTGATCATTGCGGAGAACGTCTCCGGGCTCGTGCGCGGCGTGTCCAAGGGCTATTTCAAGCTGATCTTGGCCAGGCTGCGCGACGCCGGATACCGCGTCGAGGCGCGGCTGCTCGACGCGAGCTGGCTCGGCGCGGCGCAAGAGCGTAAGCGGATCATCTTCTGCGGCGTGCGCGACGACCTGGCCGCCGCGCCCGCCTTCCCCGCTCCGCAGCTCGTGCGCCGCACGATCGGCGACGCCCTCGGCCCCGATTACGGCGGGCTCGTGTGGCGCTGGGGCATCGCCGACCGGACCCGGCCCTGTCCCACGATTCAGACGTCTTACACGTCTCATTCTGAGCTGGCCGTGCTCGCGCCGCCCGGCACCGACCACGACCCCGAGACGGGCCGCGATCTTCACGCCGGGATACCGCCGCACGTCGCGCGCCGCGAGCGCGAGCACGAGTGCCGACGTCTCACGCTCGGCGAGCTGCGGGCGCTGGCCGGGTTCCCTCCTGATTTCGTGCTGACCGGGAGCTACGATCAGCGCTGGGAGCGGATCGGCCGCGCCGTCCCGCCCGTGATGATGGCCGCGATCGCGTCGGCGGTGCGCGATCGCATACTCGACCCGCTGCGGGAGGCCGCGTGAATCAGGGCGACGTCGCCGAAGCGTTCGGCCCCGGCGGCTGGCAGTTCACCGAGCAGGTCGCCGAAGTGTTCCCCGAGCACGTGCGCGCCTCGGTGCCGTTCTACGACGCCATACAGGCGATCGTCGCCGAGGCGTCCGACTGGCTCGTCCCGGCTGGCGGGCACGTCGCCGACATCGGCGCGGCGACGGGCATCACGTGCTGCGCGATCGCCGCCCGGCACCCTGAGCGCGGCATCGCGTTCGACCTCTACGACGAGTCCGAGCCGATGCTGAAACTCGCCGAGGCGTCGATGCGCGCCGTGCCCGATCTCGGCGGGCACCGCTGCCTCACCCACGCGATACGAGTCGAGAAAGGCCCGTATCAGCACACCCCGGCGCACCTGACGCTCGCGCTGTTCGTGCTCCAGTTCTTGCCCGACCCCGCCGACCGGGTGCAGACGCTCAAGCTGGCCCGCGAGCACGCCGCGCCCGGCGGCGCGCTGATCGTCGCCGAAAAGATCCGGCCCGCCGACGTGCGCTGGGCCGAGATCGCGATCGACTGCTCGCACGACTGGAAGGCCGCGCGGGGCATCGCCGACAACGCGATCAGGGCCAAGGCCCGCGCGCTGCGCGGCGTGCTGATCCCGTCGACGCCGCGCGAGCTGGCCAGCCAGATACGCGCCGCCGGGTGGGCTGCGCCCGAGGTTCTGTTCCGCTGGCATCAGTGGCAGCTCGTCGGCGCGTTCGCGACGAGAGGCTGATCGTGGGGCGCCGGGGGCCGGCCCCGAGCCCGACCGCGCTGCGGGTCCTCAAGGGCGATCGCCCGTACCGGATCAACCAGGCCGAGCCGCGCCCGCGCGACCGGCCCCCCGAACGTCCCGCGTGGCTCTCGGTCAAAGCCGCCGCCGAATGGGAGCGGATCATTCCCGACCTGACCGCGATGGGCACCGCGAAGGCCGTCGACGCGATGGGCCTCGCCGCGTACTGCGAAGCGGTCGCGCTGATGGAGACGCTCGCCGAGCTGGTCACCCGAGCCGGGCCGCTGCTGATCGGCCGCGACGGCAACGCCCACAAGAACCCCGCGGTGAGCCAGCTCCGCGACGCGAGCGCCGCCGTGCGGATGTGGGCGCGCGAGTTCGGGTTCACCCCCGCCGCGCGGCAGCCGCTCAAGGTTGAGATAGACCACCACGGGCTGTCCGCTGAGCGGCTACTGTCGTCCTGATCGTGAGACTCCCACGAGGGGGGACGCTTAGGGATGGGCAGATCAGCCACCGCTCGCGGCGGGCTCGTGCTGGCCGGTGCCGGAGACCGTAACCGGACCCTGTTCCCCCGCCCCAACCGAGCGAGGCCGGGCGTGCCGCGACTGGCCCGGCCCCGCGCTGTCAACGTTCGTCTAGTTTTGTCAACCGCCGCCGCGCTCGCGCTCGTCGCTGCGCTCGCCGCCTGCGGCACGGCGACGTCGACGTCGACGCGACCCGCACCGGCCCCGAGCACGAGCACGAGCACGCCGCGCCCCTCGCCGAGCGCGAGCCTGCTCGGCTGCGCCTGGTACAGCCCGACCGGCAGCGACGGCCAGGTCGTCAACGTCACCGCGACCGGCCCCGCGTGCTCGACTCAGGCGCTCGTCGCGTGGCTCGCCCAGCAGACGCGCGGCACGTGGCGCAGCGAGCCGATGATCCCCGGCTCGTTCGGCGAGCTGCTCGCCGTCGAGCGCAAGGCGGGCTCGTCCGTGTGGGTCTACTTCACCGGCCCCGAGCCGAGCGCGACGACGACGGGCAGCCCGCCCGAGCGGACCCAGACGGGACCGCCCGCCGCCGCGCTGGCCGGGACGATCGCCGACGACCTTATGGCGGCGGGCTGGTCGCCAGCGCCCTAACTAGCTCCCGGCTAGTTAGGCTGGGGACCGAACACCCGCCACTGAGCGAGGAGGCCCGCTCATGCCAGAGCCGGTCATTAGATGCGTGCTCCCCGAGTCCGACGCCGACCAGCAGCGGTGGGTCGTCACGATAGCGGGGTCCAATCTCGCCACCGTTTCCGGCGTATGGATGGGTGAGCGCAGGATCGCCCCGGCTGATCTGGTCATAGCCGACGACCAGTATCTAGCGGCTACCTGGTCGGTGCCAACGAACGGGCCGTGGCCGGTGCCGGGGCCGGTCGATGTGGTCGTTGAGAACCCTGACGGCCTAGCCACCCTGCGGGACGGGTTCACCTACGTCCCCCGCCCGCCTGCGGTGTCGTCGGTCGCCCCATTTAGCGGACCGGCCACTGGCGGAACTGCCGTGCGGATCGGCGGGCGCTATCTGGCCAACGCCTCCGAGGTGACCTTTGCTGGTGCTCCCGCCGAGATCATCGACGCGACCCACGACGCGATCCGATGCATCACCCCGCCCGGCACGCCAGAGTTTTACCCGGTGCAAGTGTGGGTCACGACACCGGAGGGCAGGGCGCAGTCCACCACCGGATTCACGTACAGCAGTTTCCCGGCGGGACCGCCGCAATTCCAGGTCCAGCCGCCTAACTTCGGCCCTGTAGTGGGCGGCTATCAGATCCGGTTGGGCGGGCCGGGAGCCCGTGGACTCTCCGGGGCTACGGAAGTGACGTTCGGCGGTCTTCCGGCTGAGTTCACGATCGAATGGGACGAGCTGATTCTGGCGACGGTGCCGCGAGGGCCAGCGGGAATCGTTCTGGTGACCGTGGCGACCCCCGCTGGCACCGGGACGGCGGGTTTCGAGTGGCTAGCCGTGTGCTGACACGCGAAAGCCCCCGCGCTTGGGCGGGGGCTCGCTGGGGGTCGGGGGCTACTCGTCGTCGCTCTGCTCGTCGTCTAGCTCGGCGAGCACGGCGTCGATCATGGCTGGCGTGATCGTGATCGCTCGCCCGAACTGACGCTCTAGAGCGATGCGGACGGCGCGGCGGCGGGGGTCGACGGGGCGGTTCATGCGAGAGCAAACGTGCGCTTGGCGCTGAAGGCGGCGGCGTTCGCGGCGGCGCGAGCCTTGAGGGGGGCGAACTGGCGCTCGATCCTCTTGGCCTCGAAGTCGGCGATCTGGCGAACGCGAACGTCGTCGGTGAGGCGGGTGTGGGTGTCGGCGAAGCGTGTCATCGGTGGTCCCTTCGGCGGGGGCTTGTCGCTGCCCCTCTACTTATTACAGCGGGTTCGCCACCCGGCTTTATGCCGAAAAACGCGGCTGACCTGGGCTAATCTGTCGAACAGCAGAGACGCGAAAGCCCCCGCGGTCTGCGGGGGCTCTCGGGGTCGAGCTGCGCGAGCTGCGCGCGTTACTCGCTCTTGGCGGCGGCGTCGTGCTCGGCGCTCGCGTCTGCGGCGGCGTCGGCCTTGGCGGCGTCGGCGGTCGCGTCTGCGCTCGCGTCTGCGCTCGTCGCGTCTGCGCTCGCGTCGGCGGTCGCGGGCGCGCTCTTGGCGGCGGCGCGCTCAGCCTTGGCGGCGTCGGCCTTGGCCTTGCGGGCGTCGGCCTTGCAGCCCGAGCACCACGACGCGCGAGCTGCGGCAGACCCGAGCGTGCGGCCGGCCTTGCGGTTGTCGGCGCTCGTCGTCTCGCCGTGCAGGTTGCAGCGGGTCAGCCAGTCGGGACCCTCGGCGGTCGCGTCGGCCTTGCGGAACTGGTCGAAACTCGGCGTGGCCTTGAGCACGAGATAACCGGCGGGCGGCGCGCCGTGCTCAGTCGTCGCGCGCTCGACGCGAACGGCGGGCGTGCGCGCGGGCTTCGGCGGCACGACTTCCTCGGTCGGGGTCGCAACCTCATCGACGGGCGTGCCCTCGGCGGGCGGGGTCGCGACGTCGCCCTCGGCGGGCTGGTCGGCGGCGGGCGGGGTCGCGAGCTTGTCGGCGGCGCGACTGGCGCGGCTCTTGCGGCGCTTGGTGGCGGTGTCGGTCACGGCGGTCTCCTTGTCGGTCTGCGCGGCGGCGTCGGCGTCGCGAACGGCCTTGGCCTGGTGGCGGGCCTCGCGCTCCTCGTCGGTCTCGGTGATCGGCGTAACGGTGGCGTCGATCTCGTTTGAGCTGGCGGTGTCGTTGGTGATCATCTTCGGTGGTCCCTTCGGGTTCGGGCTCTCGCCCCGGGGGCGCTCTCTGCGCCCCTCACTCAGTACAACAGGCGATCACGGGCAGTGATGCCCGATCACAGGCGGTATTCCGCTATTATTTCGAGACGGGCCGGTCTCCGCTCGTCAGCGGGCCAGAGACTTGGTGGTCCCTTCCCCCGCCGTCGACGGGGACCGGCGCGCTAGCATGATCAACGGCGGCGGGAGGACCGGACCGGCGCATTCCCCGCCGATCACAGCGGCGAGGGTGGTTTCGAGGGTGCGGCTGTGACAGCACGTCCGCTAGAGCCCCTCGGTTAGCGGGGTCGGCTCCCGCCCCGGTCCTCCCCAGCTCGCCGACGCGCTCAGATCGACGCTAAGCGTCGCGCAGCTCGTCACGTGCGAGCACAAGCAGCTCCCCCGCGCGGCGGCGCTGTCCCCGGTCTGCGCTCGCGCTGGCGGGCAAATCGGGGGTCGGGCATCATGACGTCATGACGAGCCGCGTCGACCGGCGGCGCTTCCCGACCTGCGGCCGGACCTTCGACGGCCAGGTGTGCAGACGTCGCGGCGAGCACCTGTGCGCCCCGCGCGTCGCGCACGTCACCGCCTTTTTCGCTGAGCTGCTCGTCCACACCAAAGGCGACTGGGCGCGCCGCCCGTTCATCCCCGCCGACTGGGAAGTGCGCGAGATACTCGCGCCGCTGTTCGGCACCGTCGAGTACGACCCCGGCTGGGGCCGCTACGTTCGCCGGTATCGCGAGCTGTACCTGTCGACGGGCCGCAAGAACGGAAAGACCGAGATCATCGCCGGGATCATGCTGTATCTGCTGGTCGGCGACGACGAGCAAGCCGCAGAGGTCTACGGGCTCGCGCTCGACAAGGATCAGGCCGCGCTCGCCTACCGGGTCGCGGCGCGGATGGTCGTGCTGTCCCCGATCCTCGCCCGGCGGCTCAACGTCGGCAACGCCGCGCGCCGGATCACCGACGCGACGACCGCCTCGTTTTTCGCGGTCACCGCCGGGGACGCGATGGGCGCGCTCGGTCCCTCGCCGCACGGCGCCTACATTGACGAGCTGCTGACCCAGCCGAACCGCGAGCTGTACGACGCCCTGCGGACCGGGTTCGGGACCCGCGCGCAGCCGTTGCTCGTGCTCGCCACGACCGCCGACAACAACCCCGGCGGGTTCGCAGCCGCTGAGCGGGCCTGGTCCGAGCGCGTCGCCGAAGACCCCGAACTAGATCACGCGCGGCTCGTCGTGCTTCACGCCGCGCCGCGCGACGCCGACTGGACCCTAGAGGAGACGTGGAAGCTGGCCAACCCTGGCCTCGGCGACTACCTCGACCCGCGCATTCTGCGCGCCGAGTGCGCGAAGGCGATCGCGAACCCCGCCGAGGAACGAGCGTTCCGCCAGTACCGGCTCAACCAGCAGACGCCGCAGGCGGGCAAGGCCGTCGACCTGACCTCGTGGGACGCTGCGCCCGCTCTCCTCGAGCTGGCCGGGCGCACGTGTTACGCGGGGCTCGACCTCGCGAGCACGATCGACCTCGCTAGCTACGCGCTCGACTTCCCCGCACCGGACGGCGGGCACGACGTGATCTGGCGAGTGTTCGCGCCGGAATCCGCGGTGGCCGTGCTCGACCGCCGAACCGGGGGCCAGGCGTCGGTGTGGGTCGCGGACGGGCTGCTGACCATCACCAGCGGAAATGTGATCGACTATGAGGCGATCAAGGTCGCGCTGCGCGCCGACGCCGAGACGTACGACCTACGCGAGATCGCGTTCGACCGCTGGGGCGCGACGCAAATGTCGTCCGAGCTGATCGAGGAGGGGTTCCCGCTGATCCAGATGGGCCAGGGCTTCGCCTCGATGTCCGGCCCGACAAAGGAGTTCCTGCGGCTCGTCGCGGGCGGGCTCTACCGCCACGGCGCTAACCCGCTGATCCGCTGGCAGGCCGGGAACCTGATCGTCCGCACCGACCCCGCCGGGAACCTCAAGCCCGACAAGAGCCGCAGCGCCGACAAGATCGACTCAATCGTCGCCGCCGTCATGGCGCTGGAGCGCGCCATCCTGCACACCGCGCCCGCCGAGGACGACTACCTAGCCGCCGGGTTCTGAGGAGTGAACCGTGACCATTCTTGACGACGAGCAGCGCGAGCTGATCGCGCTCCGGCGGGCCGCCGCCGAGAAACTCGACCAGCAGGCCGCCCGCGCGATGCGGTTTCAGATGTACTACGACGGCGAGGAAGACATCCCCGCCCTGATCGACACCGACGAGCGACGCACCTTCCGTAAGTTCTTGGCCGAGGCCGGGGCGAACTGGTGCGAGCTGATCGTGAACGCCGTAGCCGACCGGCTCGCCGTGACGGGGTTCCGGTTCGCGGGCTCGGGCAGCCTCGACGCCTGGGCGATCTGGCAGGCGAGCCAGATGGACGCCGATTCCAAGCTCGTGCAAAAAGACGCCCTCGTGACCTCCTCCGGGCTCGTGCTCGTGCAGCCCGACGACGACAACCCGACCGGCGTGTCGATCACCGCCGAGTCGCCCCTAGAGGCGACCGTGCTCTACGAGCCCGGCAACCGGCGACGCCGCCGGGCCGGATACAAGCGGTTCAGCGAAGATCACGGCGTGACCCATACCGAGGTGCTGATCCTGCCCGACGAGATCGCGACGTGGCACCCCGGCGGCGCGTTCGACGTCGAGCCGAATCCGGCGGGCGAGGTCGGGCTGATCGAGGTCGTGCCGCAGCCGCGTACCTTCGGCTGGCCGCGCTCGGAGCTGACCCCGTGCCTGCCGATTCAGGACCGGATCAATACGACGATCTTCGCCCGGCTCGTCGCGACCGACTACGGCGCGTTTCGGCAAGTGTGGGCGTCGGGCGTGAAGATGGCCCGGCAGGTCATGACCGCCGACGACGGCACCGAGACGACGCGGGCGGTGCGCCCCTATGACATCGGGGTCAATCGGCTGCTGACGAACGAGAACCCGGCCGGCCGGTTCGGCGCGATCCCCGAGAGCACGCTAGGCGGCTACCTGTCAGCCGTCGAGCAGGACGTCGGGCAGATGGCCGCGATCACTCAGACCCCGGCGCACTACCTCACGGGCGCGCTGGTCAACCTGAGCGCCGACGCGATCAAGGCGGCTGAGGCGGGGCTCGTCGCGAAGGTCTCAGACCGGGCGCTGTTCATCGGCGAGGCGTGGGAGGACACGATCAGAGTCGCGCTGCGGATCACCGGGAACCCCGCCGCCGAGGACACCGCCGCAGAGGTTCTCTGGCGCGACTTCGAGACCCGCTCTATCGGCCAGCTCACCGACTCCCTTGTCAAGATGGCCACGCTCGGCGTGCCGCGCCGCGTGCTGTGGGAGCGCTACGGCGCGAGCCCGCAAGAGGTCGAGCGCTGGGAGCAGCTCGCCGCCGCCGAGCAGGCCACGAACGCCGCGAGCGCCGCCGCCGCGTTTGGAGCTCCAGACGCGGCGTATGCGCGGCTGCTCGGCGCGGCCGGGGGCCAGGGCGCGGGCGCGTGACGCTGACCGAGCACTACCGCGACCGGCTCGCCGGGTCGACTAGCGGGCTGCTCGCCCGGCTGCTCGTCGCGTGGCTCGTGCTCTACGACCCGACGCGCCCGCTGTGGTCGGCCGCGCGTGTCGGCGAGCTGGTCGCGACGTGGATCGGCGGCGCGCAGGTGTTCGCCGCCGAGGAGACGACGCGCTATCTCGCCGCGATGACCGCGAGCGCGAGCCGCTCGCCGCTCGCTCGTGTCGCGCCGTTCGTGATCCCCGCCGGCCTGATCGGCAGCTCTGCGGCGGGCGGTCCCCTCGCCGAGCTGACCGGCCTAGCGCCGCGCGTCTGGTGGGCGAGATTCACCGCCGGGGCGAGCCGCGAGGAGGCCGCGGCAGCCACCGCCGGATGGCTGGGACGTCTCGCCGCGTCCGAGCCCTACCGCGCAGCGAACGCGGTCACGACGTACAACGCCCGGCACGATCGCAGGCTGACCGGCCGGGTACGGCGCAGCACCCGCCCCGGCGCGTGCTCATTCTGCGCCGAGCTGGCCGCGCGGGGCTTCACCAGCGCCCGCGCCGGATTCCCCGCCCACGGGCATTGCCAATGCACGGCGCAGCCCGAGATTGGATCGACGCGATGACGACACCCCCGAGCCCACCGGCGCCCCCCGCACCGCCCGCCCCGAACCCGCCCGCGCCCCCGGCCCCGAACCCGCCCGCGCCCCCGGCCCCGCCAGCGCCGCCCGCCGACGACGAGC